CATAATTCCCAATTAGTTTTTTCTTTAAATGGAATAATTTTAATTTGTCTCATCGGCGCTAGCGGTTCAACTTTAGTATTGTCTTCAATTGAGATAAGTCCCCAATCTGACATGAGTTGAGCGATTGTATTGCGCCGGGCAATATCATTTTCTTCTAAGTTTGATTTCTTGCCATCTAATAAAAACAATTCTTTAAAATGTACAATGAAATATCTACCTTGTTTATGTAGAATATGACATGATTGAAAGAGTTTATTATCTTTACGGGATGCTACACCAATACGTGTAAGAGTTTCACGAACTTTTAGAAAATCATCTGGTTCGTTAAGGGTAACCTCTAGCATAGAGGTCGGGGTCCATTCAACTAAGTTATTTTCGTCCACCTTTTGTCACCTTCTTTTCGAGTGCATTTATCTGTTCAGGTGTGAGAAGGGACAAGGCTTGGCGAGCTTTTTCATTACTGTAACCATAATATTCCTTGACTACTTCCACATCACTTGCGGTCTGTGGCTTAAGCCATTTAGAGAACCGCTTTTTCTTTCTAACTATATTTATATAAAAGTCGAATTGTAACCGGTTATCCGCATGTGCATGTTGATTCATTTCATTAGCCATAAGCACTGTGTCATGAAAGTATGATAGACCTCGATTAATCATAAAAGGATTGTAACCTTTTTCAGCAATATCATCTACCATAATATCTTTTTTAGTATCATTAATAGCATTTAAATATTCAAAGGGATTCATTAGTAACCACCACGTTGTAAGAATCGAAGACCAGCATATACAAAAACACCAATGATGATTATACCAGGTGCACTGAAGAAAAAGCTCGAGCCAAAAGCAAATAGCATTGCTAATATGAAACTACTCATGTCTGCGCGTTTTTGTGTAGGTGATTGTTCTACACCAGGATCATCAAATAACGCATTCATTATCTTCCCCATAGTTCTACACCTCCAGCATAATTATCATAATCAAGTTGTTCTTCTAGATTATCTTTAGTAAAATCTGCGGTGTCAACTTTATTAAGATGAGTTTTATTCCAATAAAGTTGAGGTACAGTTTTATGACCAGCAATTTTCATGAAACTTTTTGCTTCGGGTCTTACGTTAAGATTTACAACATCATATTCGTAACCCCAAGAATCTAGCTTGTGTTTCATAATTTCACAATATACACAATTCGTTTGAGTATATATTGTTAATCTAATTGAACTGGACATTAGCCATAACCTCCGTAAGACATGCAACAACGTTAAGTTCGTGGTCTGCAACAAAAGCATTCTTGTATTGGTAGTCAGCGAGAATAAGAACTATTTGTGGGATCGATTGAGGTGATACTTTATCAATCATACGATCATAGATTGCTCTAAAAATTGCAGATGCATCTGTATCTATATTATTGACAACCCAAGCACGCATTTTTTTGAAGTCTTTATTTTTCAAATGAGAAAATAAATCATCAAAGTTTTTATCAGTAAGATTATTTAATATAGCTGAATCGATAGGTACACCACCTGATGAATGTCTTTGTAATTCACCAAGTACTCTACGCCAATCCGGAGCAAACTTCATAATTAATTCAGCAAGAACTTTACTATCAAATGATACTTGTTCTTTGTATAAGATATTAGCTGCACGATCCATAAACTCACCGCACAATTGAACCATATCTTTTTTAGAAGTATTAAATTCATATACACCACATCTTGAATGAAGTGGTTCAATGATTCGATTCTTAAAATTACAAGTAAGAATAAACCTACAATTACTCGAAAACTCTTCGATAAATCCACGAAGAGCTGGCTGAAATGATTGTGGGTTAAGGTAATCAGCTTCATCAAGTATAACTACTTTATAGCCACCTTGTAAAGAAACAGTAGAAGCAAACTGTTTAATCTTAGTTCGTAGTGTATCAATGTTACCTTCTTCAGAACCATTGATAACAATATAGTCAAGATCTAGTGATTTACATAGAGCTTTAGCTACAGTAGTTTTACCGAGTCCGGCGGTACCGGTGAAGAGCATGTTTTGCAACTCACCGGTATCCACCATCTTCTGGAAGGTATTCTTAAGTGACACTGGTAAGATAGTGTCAGCAATAGTTTGTGGGCGGTATTTTTCAACCCAAAGAAATTCCATAGACATTTACAATCCTCATAACAAAAAATAATTATATCACACATTCATAAGATTGTAAAGGACTATTCATCATCCTCCATTGCTTTTTCTTGTTGGATAGTTTCAACCAACTGAATGACTTGTACAGCGTCATCCCTTAGCTTACCAATGGTTGATAGTTCTTCACCTTTAAACGCGCCACGTTGAGTCATGGCATCTACGATGGCTACCGAAGAACGAGACACCTGATTAGCAAGTGTCATTAGATGGTCCATCTTATCTGGTTCTGTGTCTGACATATTATACTCCGTACGTTGATGTCTTTTCAAGTGCAATCCAATATTGAACGTTCATTTCTTTATGAGCAAAACGAGTAATTAACTTTGAGGAAATTTCCACATCATAATCACCTTGAATGATTTTAAGATTAGCAATACTCAAAATAAAATTAAACTTTGCTTCATTATTATACTCACCATCAATGTCGATCGAAAATGCATTGGATGTTGAGTTCTGGCTATCAACCACAGAAAGACTGAGTACACCGGCTTCGCCAGTGATTGACACTTCGCTATGACCAAGAGTGGATGCTGCCCTCTTGATTTTGCTTAGTGTATCATTAGTCAATGTAAATTTAACATCCGGTGTCGGCATGTTAATATCTTTTTGTGGAGCGGTCAATGTTTCTTCGGGGGAGAAGAAATACTTAACCTTAGATCTACCAGTTGAATCACCAATAACTACATGCTCTTCGGCAAATTTAAGTCGTGGTTGATCAACCAGAGATAAGACACCAATGAACTCATTGAGATCATAAATGCCAAAGCTTTGTGGAAACTCGGCATCAACTACTGCAGTAGCCAATACATTACGAGCTTCAGAGATAGTCTTAATAGTGTTACCTTCTTTAATCAACATGTTTTGGTTGATACCAGAAAAGTTTTTTAACACAGACAAAGTGTTTTCATTTAATTCCATAATAACCTTCCATTCCAATTGTTAGTATATTATACCACAGATAGCTGAGGTTGTACACTACTTTTCACCATTTTACTAAAGTTTTTTTCTTTTACAAATTCAATCTTATTACTAAACCTACCGTCAAGGATTTCACCTTTATGTGATATGACAAACACATTCGTATCATCGCCAAGTGTATATAGAATCTTAATAAGATTTTCTACACCTTCATGATCAAGTGATGAATCAAATGTTTCATCAAGTAATAGTAAGTTAGTAGCTACCGAGTTTTTCATTTTAGCAATTTGTCTCCAAGTAAACAATAGTGCTAAATCAATTCTTTGTTTTTCGCCTTCACTAAATGAATCATAAGTAAACTCATCTCTATGCCTTGACCGAATCGTTTCTTGGAATGATTCGTCAAGATTAAAATGCACAAAGAAGTCAAGTACTTGTAGATACTGATTAACGAGTTTATTTATTACAGGTAAATACTGCTTAATAATTTTAGTCTTAATACCGGTATCTTTTAACATTTCATGAATAACGGAGTTATAACTAAACTGGTCTGATAAAGTTAACTTACGTTCCATCATGTTATTCTTATCTGTATTATATACTGACAAATCTTCTTTAGCTTTATCCAAGTCTACTGAAACTTCTTTATCTAAAAACTTTTGATATTCTGCTATATCTTTTTGGAGTTTCGAAATTTCTTGCGAGTTGGAAGTGAGTTGATGTACCCGATCTCGAAGCGCTGAAAGTATGCCAGTCTGCTCTTTAATCTCCGATTCCACTCCCTGGCCTTCAACTCCGATTTGCTTGAGCGCTGCCTTCCCCCTATTCTGAGATTCTTTCGTAGTGAGTAAAATCTCATGTTTATGGCCGTCTGAAATGGTTTGGTCGCATACGGGACACGCTTCATTCTCTTCGAAAAAGCTGATCCGCTTGCTGACGTGGCTGAGACGCGTTTGCCTATCTTGACTTCGGAGGAGTAAGTCCTGCTTCCTATCTTGTAGAGATCGTAGCCGCTCTTCGGATGCAGATACAGATTCATCGAGTCCGATGCTAAGCTCACTATTCTTAGCTTGTAATTCATCGATGAGATTCTGCGATGCATGTATCTTAGATTCATATTGGTTTCTACTTTCATTTGTAAGAGCTGTAATATCGCGAATGTATTTTGTTTGTGTTTCAATTTTGTTTTTTACAATGTCAATCTGGTAATTAACATCTTTAATATTTTCTTTAAGTGCTGCATTCTTTTCTCTTAGTATAATATTCATTTTAGAGAAAACATTAATATCCAGAAGATCCTCGATAACTTCTCGCCTGATACCTGCCGGCAGTTGCATAAATGGGATAAATGAGGAGCTACCCAATACAACAACCTGATGAAAGGTTTTATGATTCAGCTTCAAAATGTTTTGTTCAAGGATCTTCTGGTACTCTTTAGCATGTGATGATTGGTTAATCATCGTGCTATTCTTCCAAATTTCAAATACGTTAGGTTTAATTCCTCTGCATATTTTATATTGGTTACCACCTACATGAAACTCAACCTCGACTAAACAGCCTTTGTTATTGATTGAGTTAATAAGCTGGTCTTTTTTAATATTACGGTGTGCTTTACCAAATAAACCAAATGATAACGCATCAAGCATTGTAGATTTACCAGCACCATTGTGACCTACTACAAGAGTTGTTTTATCGTTATCTAAATCTATTTCTGTAAATGTATTTCCGGATGATAAAAAGTTTTTGTACTTTATAGTCTTAAAAATAATCATGCAATCTCTAGTGCCTGTGCCTCTGTCATAAGTTCACGCATTTGAATTTTGATTCTATCTTTATCTAAATCAGTATCCACAGCATCGATATATGTATCAACAATTTCTTGTGTATCATCAAAATTGATATTATCATCTATGCCAACATTTTCACCAACAAACTCACTGAAATTTTCAGCAATCTTAAGTTCATGAATATCTTGATTCTGTATACGATCTATAAATCTATCAAACACAAATGAATCAGTTTTATTAATAACTACGACCTTGACAAATTTTCCATCAAGATCTGATACATTATAGTTATTATAATCCATTTCGCTGTCATTGTAAAGGACTTTATGAAATAAAGTGTATGGATTTAATATTTTTTCTATTTCACGAGTTTCAGTATCAATGATATGAAAATACTTAGGATCATGAGCATCAGACCAGAAAAATTCTAATTGACTACCTAGGTACCAAATATTATCTTGGTAAGAAGCTACATGATAATGTCCAGTTAAAACCATTTCAAATCGAGAAAATGTTTTATGATCCATGCCGTGTGAGTTCTTAACACCTCGCATCATTTCAAATCCATTTAGTTCTAAATGACCACCAAGCCAATCAGCTTCGCAATTAGTTATGAACTTCATAGACTCTTGATAGTTTTCATTATTAATCCATGGTAACATTGCTATCTTCAATGATCCATATTCTAAGACAGTAGGTTCCATAATGATATGGATTTCATTCATGTAATGACCAAGGCATTCTTTTAGAGAATT